GCTGAACATCCAGCGGGAGGTAAACCGTTTTACCGACGAGCAGAACCAGCTCCTCGAAACGCAGATCACCCTCCGCGACCAGCTCCAGCAGCAGCTCGCCACCGCCACCGACGCCGAGAAGCCAGAGCTCGAGAAGCAACTCACCGCCGCGCTGGCCACGATCGAACGCCTTCGCGAGCAGCTCAAAGCCGCCGGCGCCGCCGGCGCTAGCGCGGCCGCTGCCGAAGACGCCCGCGCTCGGGCGGCCACCGAGCCCGGCACCCGCATCCGCAGCTTCATCGGCGCCGCCAAGCGTGAGCTTCAGGACTACGAGGGCATGGCTATCCGCGTGTCGCAGAACATTGGCGATGCGATCGGCAGCTCCCTCGAGAACGGCATTACAGGGCTGATCGAGGGCACAACGACAGCCAAGGAAGTATTCGCCAATTTCCTCAAAGACGTAAGTCAGATATTGCTGCGCGAAGGTACAAAGATGATCGCTACTTACATAGCGATTGGGATCGCGAAGCAGTTTGCTGGGCTGTTCCCGCAAAGCAACGTGGCCAAGAATTTCGAAATACCGAACGCCGCCTTTATCCCCGAGGGCGGATTCAAGTTCCCCGGTGCCGCCAACGGCGCCTACTTCGACGGCGGCGTGTCCTACTTCGCCAACGGTGGCATCGTTTCCTCGCCGACTCTCTTCCAGTTCTCCAGCGGCGGTGCCGACGAGGCTCCTTTCCAGCTTGGTGTTATGGGCGAGGCTGGCCCTGAGGCGATCATGCCCCTTGAGCGCGGCCCTGACGGTCGGCTCGGCGTTCGTGCTTCTGGTTACTCCTCTTCGGGAGAAGCAATTAAGACGCAGATGCGTGAAACCCTAGAACAAGCGCTTCCATTTGTGCTTGCCAAGTCCGAGCAACGCTCTGACACCACGGAAAATGCAGAGTCGATCAAGTCCTCTGAAGTAAGCGTCGTTGATCCTGCCGCACTCAAGGCGCTTGGTGAACTCAGTCAGCCCTATCAACCGAGCGCTGACCTCGCTGTTCCCTTCCAGCAAGTTGATAACAGTGACAGCACCTCGAATCAAGCGCAAAGCACAGACGCACTCATGTCTTCGCTGCCGTTATCAGAGCGGATACGTGAAAGCCGTGAAGTTATGCTGCCGTTATCAGAGCGGATACGTGAAAGCCGTGAAGTTATGCTGCCGTTATCAGAGCGGATACGTGAAAGCCGTGAAGTTATGCTGCCGTTCACAAGAACAGCAGAGCAGGCCACGATGGTTGCAGCAGAGCGTGAGACCGCTCAAGCTATTGCAAATCCAGGCCCACTTGATGTGCGCTTCGAGTCGCAAGTAATCAATGGGGTGGAGTACATCACCGCCGATCAGCACCGTAAAGGCATGAAGGAAGCAGCGGAACGCGGCAGAGCGCTTACGCTGCAAGCATTGCAAAATTCAGTACGCACACGAGGTAGGGTTGGGCTATGAGCGCTTACGCATTTGTTAACTACATTAGATTCAAGAACGCGAGCGACATTTACGTAGGCACACCATATCAAAACTTTAGCATCAATGAATCGCGTACATATGGCGGGGTTGCCTACAGCTTTGCGCCTTTTGCTGTTTCGTCGGGTGGTGGCGCAAGAGGTGGAGATAGAGCAAACGCGGCACTTGTTGCTGGTGCAGATTTAATAGCCGTCAACCTCTTTGCCGAGGCCGTCAATAATCGCTATATGCTTGAGATTAAAACCGTAAGCCTAGATCCGCTCACATTTGCTGACGATGCGCTTGTTGCCTCTGAGATATGGCGCGTTGCTTCTTATGAATTAGATATTCCGCGTGTAACACTTAGGCTGACTTCACCGCTTGACGCAGTCAAGTCTCAGGTGCCGCGACGCACGCTGAGCACTGTATTAGTGGGTGCGCTTCCTACTTCAGGCACGTTGGTTCTTGGATGATGTGGTGTCAGTGGATTGGACTGCCCCATAGGTTCCGCGCTGATCCGCGTGATGGCAATGGTGCCGATTGCTTGCGCATGATATGGGATGTCCTGGATGACGCATGCGTCCCTCATCCTCCCTTGGATCCGACATGGTTTGACCTCGCTGAGAACGGAAGGCACCACCTTTTAGCGATGAGCTACGAGGAACTTACAATGCCACTAGACGCCCCAGAGGAGTATGCAGTGACACTGTTTTCCACGGAGCGCACGATTGGTATTGGCATTGTCATTGACGGCGGCTTGCTTTATGTTCACCACAGGCGTGGTGTTCAATGGATGCCACTTCATCGCTGTAAGCCACTTAAGTTCAGGAAGTTTCTGTGATGCTGCCATCTGATCGCTATCTCGCTGATCTCCTCGGTCTTACGGAAGAGCAGTATCAGCACTTTCAGATGGAAGTACGCAAGCGTGCTGCCAGTGATCCTCAGCCCGCAGTTGTTGCCGGCGTTGAAATTTATCTCGCTGCTGCTTCGTTATTGCTGAGCATAGGTACTGCAGTTGTTTCTGCATTGCTGAAGCCTCAGATCCCACAGCAGCGGACGCCCGGACAGCCCGTTCAACGACAGAACGAAACTGACCCTATTATTCGCAATAGCGCGTTTGCACCGCGTTACGGATTTGACAGCCAGCAAGACATTGCAACCCTGGGCAGCATTATTCCTATTGTCTATGCCAACAGGGAGCTAATTGAAGGGGAATACTACGGAGGGATCAGAATCAACACACCAATGGTGTGGAATCAAATTCTGAGCCTTGGTGGGGCGCAGATGCTACGCGGCGTGTTTTTACTAGGTGAAGGCACCGTAGGCGGATTAGATTTAGGTGGATTTGCTATTGGCTCAAACACCCTGCAGAACTATATTTTTGCCGATAATGCAGCAACTCAGCAAGGCTCAAGGGTTACCGTTTATTTCAGCCCGGACGGAGGACGCATTGCCGGCACTGATCGCGTACTTGGGCGGAGCAATGCAAATGATGACGGAAGCTCAAGCAGCTCAGACGTATTTCAGGTGTATTGGGACGGAAGCGCCCAGTCGGACTTTTGCTCATCCACTCGCCCGCGCACGCAGACTTCTTTCGGTGTTTATGGATTCATAGGTAATAACTTTCTATACAAAGTCAATCCAGTTATCAGGCCAGGGGTGCGCAGCCAGTACAAGCCAACTGATGACGAGAGGTTAAGGGTTAAGTGCCCAAATGATATACAACAACTTAACGCGCGCGATAAATTTCGAGCAAGATTTTCAACCTACAGCGGGATTATCGGCGATGGATCCGTACAATCAGTCAACGCTGGTGATACTTTAACCTACACTCTTTATTCTAATAGCGACTGGAACACAGTATTTGATAACTGGAACAAGTCGTCGAGCCCGGAAGCTGACCGAGCCGAAGCACGCGATGTCGCATCAGCTGTTGCTTCCTTGCAGAAATCTTGGGATAACCGATTGATTGTTGGTGAGATCTACAAAATAGGAACCGCGCTCGCCGTCTGCAGTAGTAGAACACAAGATCCGTTCGTGTCAGAAGCTGATTTGAACGGGAATTCAGTTGGCACTAAGTCTGTCACAGCAATCTTTACGGTTATCGAGCCAGGGCTGGTCAAAGGCGAAAGCGAGTCTTACATATTAAGTGGTGATGCAGGCTCTAATAACGTAGCCACGCAAGGCGGGCACCTGCTGCGCTACGCGAGGGCTCAAGTCTCTACGGCTCGCGCCTGCCAAGTTGTTGAATTTGGATTCCGCTCAAATCTGGGAATAAAAATCAATAATCTCTGCAACTTTAGAGACACTAAAACATACGAATTTGCTGACACAAATTACTGCAAAGAATTCACAAATGCAGACGTAGACGAGATCCAAAGCTCTTTGTATCAAAGCGGCGTAGTTACAGCACCCGAAGAGCGTTACTCCTTTTTCAAGATTAAATACAGAGAAACAACCAGCTCTTCTTGGACTACGCTCACTAACGCTTATGGCTTCAGAAGTGAAACAGGTCAGTCAGTTTTTAACTACATAAGGCTTGAGTTTGACAGCGTAAAGCAGCGTGAGTTCTCCTTTGAACCGCTATCTGGTTTTGAAGTGCGGAATGGGCACTATGGGGCAAACGCCTCGCTTTACGTACTAGATGCCAAGCTGAGTACAATCTCGCTTTCCGAGAATGGCGTAGATGTAGCGTTCAGTGGAGAAGCTATCGGACTCGGGAACTTGCTCACAACTCAGGACGGGTTGCTGATTGAAACGCAAAACTTTGGAAATACTTTGGCGGTAGATAAACGCACCAGTTTTTCTATTTCCTATGGCGAAGCCAATCCAGAACTAGCCCTCGATTACGACTTTGAAGGTCGCCTGTTGTCCGGGCTCCCCTTTGCAGACGACTATGGCTACATCGACGATTTTGCCAAGCTCGCTGAAGCATTTATCTACGCCGAGATAACCAGTTCAGCCGAGTCCGGCCCTGAACACGAAATCGTGTACGTCAATGAAATTGTACCTAACGAAGTAACTCCGCAATATGATGACCTTGCTCTCGTTGGCATTAACATTAGATCGTCAGCCGAATGGCAGCAGTTCACACAGTTTTCAAGTTACGTTACAGCAGGCAAGCAATGCACAAAGCTACTGGGCGGCACAGGATCAACTCATCTCTTTCCAGACGTGCTTTATGACTTGATGACAAGTGTGCGTTACGGTGCTGGTTCTGTAATCAAACCTTACATGATTAACTCGGCAGAGTTTACTGCAGCTGCTCAATGGTGCCAAGATCGCAAGTATTTTTACGACGCAGCTGTATCTGAGCCTGTCAACGTTAGGCAGTGGGCGGCGGATTTGGCGGCAACTCACTTGCTGCAGTTTGGCGAGTCTGACGGTCAGTATTATCTGCGCCCGGCTTTGACCTTTACTGCTGCGCCTATTGCCGGGCTTTTTACTGCGGGCAATATCGCTGAAAACAGCTTCAAGCTGCAGTATTTTGACCCCGAAGATCGAGATCGTATTCAGATATCGGTCCGCTACAGGGAGGAGCGCCCGCCTTCTGATCTTGGCAGTCCTGGGTTATTTCCGGTGGTTCGAGAACTACTTGTCCGCGAGTCTGACGCGGCAGGAGGAAGTGACCAAGATACGGTAGAGCAACTTGACATGAGTGCGTACTGCACAAGCCGCTCTCATGCAATCGACGCTGCTAAGTTTTTAATTCGTATGCGTCGTATCCCTACGCATACGATATCGTTTGAGACAATGCACGATGCCGTAGTCGCAAAGATTGCACCAGGTGATTATATTAAAATTGCAATGGACGAGAGTGAATATGACGAATTTAACAACGGTGCTGTAACTGGCACAGGGGCGCTAGTGAGCACTAAGCCACTCGCTGACGGTACATACAGCGTGATTGCTTGGGATGGCACTGAAGGTGCACCACCTGCAGATGCCACGTTAACCGTCAGCGATAATGGTACAACGGCGGCGCCAACTGGCATCCTGTTCACTGTCAAGCTGCCCTCCACGCAAGTGCGCGTCTATCAAGTTGAGCGCATTTCATCAAATGATTCCGGCACCTTTACAGTGGAAGCGATGCACATGCCCGTCAACGCACTCGGCATCCTGGAGGTCGCCGCTGGTTTTGACGATGCTGCCAACTGGACGATTCAAGGCTGATGGCAACAAACTTCCCCGAGATCGAGCCAGCGTCGCGCAGCTTCACGGCTCCGAAGTGGCAGACGACCTCGCAGACCTCTCAATCCGGCGTCACCACTCGTCGCCTATGGGGCAGTCGCCCTAGCGGAGCAACACTCACACTGCAGTTCAGGAATGTGAACGACACGAGTACGTCTGCAATCCTCGATGCCTACAACGCGGCCAAAGGATCTGTAGACAGCCTCCTGCTCCCACAGATTATCTTCAACGGCGCGGATCAAGTGTTGCAGTCCTGGTTTGATGGCAGTGCAACAGGTGCCGGACTTTTATGGCATTTCACCGAAGGCACGCCTCCGCAAGTCGAGAGCGTTGCACCTGGTCGATCCAACGTAAACGTCAGCCTGACCGCCGAGCTTATACTGGGCTAAAGGCTAGGTCGTCATGGCAATCACAACTGCCGCCACCGCTGAACTCAGGTTCAATGGTTCCGCCATTGCCAAGGTGCGAGATGTCACGCTGACGATCAGCCGCGACGCACTCGAAACCACTTGCATCGGCGAGTCGGATCGAACCTACGCAGAAGGGATCCGAGGTACCTCAGGCAGCGGCACGCTGCTCTACGACACATCGAGTGCGGCAACGCGCGAAGTTATGAATCGCGTCCTTAGTGATACTGGCTCCGCATCTGACTTAACACTCGTGCTTGACGGTGGCAGTTCGCTTGGCACGATTGGCGGATCTGTCGTTATTACTCAGGTGGGTGTCAGCGCTAGCGCTGGTGATCTCGTCACTGTTCCCATCTCTTTCAACATAAGCGGCAAGCCTAGCGGTACCTTCTAATGGCTGTCCTTGGCAACGGCGGAGTCCTTGAAATCAGTCGAGAGATTCCTGATGCAATCGCTCTTTCCTCAGCACGTGTCAACACCAACACGATCTCGCTGAACAACCAGGCCTACTGGGCCGGTGATCACGTTGTCATTGCTGGTTCTGATGGTGTTCCTGTTGATGTCAACGGAGATGGCTACGCCGACTGCCCTGACGGCCACGGCTTTTACCGTGGCTCGGCTTGGGATCTCGGCCCAGCTTTGGCGTTCTACACTGGTGGGCTAACGGATGGCGCACCGTTCTACGATCAGTTCACAGCAACCGACACGCTGATCACGCAAGCTGGCGACACGCTAATCACCCAATCAGGTGACACACTGATCGGTCTTAACGGCAGCGAAGACGACAATGACCGATACAACACCGCTGCAACAACGGGCCTAGCAACCCAAGTGGATGGCTACATGAGTCGTGATGTGCTGGATCGCATCAGGCTGTGGAGCACCGAGGCTGAAGGTCACTCCGAAAGCGGCACCGAAAAGCCGATTTCGCTGGTCAATCCCGGCAACTTTGTGATTGCCCACTACGACGGCGACGCGAGCTACACCAGCGCGATCGACAGTGCAGCCAACTCGATCAAACCATTGACGCTGGCCAGCTCAGAGCAGCGCCTCGAAGCTGTGATCACACTGCCCGCTGGCTTCGAGGTCGTGTGCGATGACGCCAACCGCGACTGGAAGCTGCAATGCGACCTTCAGGAATGGGTCATGAGCATCGACGCCGCAAACCTTGACACCACCGCGATCGGCGAAACGTTTGGCGAGCACGTCAAAGCACTGGTGCGTGGCGCCGGCAACTTGCAATTTATTGCTGAGCACAAGAGTGTCTCGGCGCAAGAGGATAGTCTTGCACTGCTCCGCCTTGTTTTGCTTACGCACAATCAGTGCAACACCAAAGCGCGGTTTTATCTGTACAAGGATCGTACGACTTCCGCACCAAAGCTTGACGGGTCTGTTTACTACGAGTGTGACATCCTGCTGACAAACACACGCTTGAACACACGAGCCACAGAGATCATCGCAGGCACGGCGGATTTCGTTGCTACGTCCGAGATCAAGCTCAAGGTGATCCCCTGAATCGGCGGTCGCTATGCTTGAAGCATGTAAGGCCAAGGTGACGTGGCGAGTCTGGAATTTGCCGGTGATAGCGGTTCGCTGAGCAACATCAACACGACGCAGGGCGAGTTTCGTGCACAGATCGCTGCTCTGACCGACATGGTCAAGCAGATCGCCGGTAACGCTGCAGTATCAGCCGGTGACTCCGCCCAGGCAGATCCGCTCAACGCACCCTTCACCCTTTACGTCAACCCGTACACCGGCAGCGACGAGTTCGTCGGTGGTTCGTACAACGACTACGAGACCGGCGCAACGCAGGCCGAGATCATCGAATCGAAGCTGAAGCGCCTCGAAAAGCAACGCCTCACTTGCGGCTTCACGCCCCAGCGTCCGTTCAAAACCATCAACCGCGCCGTCATCGAAGCGGCGATCATCACCAGCAAGGACTGGTACACAATTACTGATCCTGCCGCGCATGTGGACTGCGTGAGCATCGTGCTCAGCACTGGTGTTCATACGCTCTACAACGATCCTGGACAAGCCAGCACCAGCATCGCAAGCTGGGGCCTCTCCAAGAATCCGACCACTGATGATCTGATCAAGTTCAACCCCGCCACTGTTGGCGGTGTGTTGCTGCCTCGTGGGTGCAGCCTGTGTGGTCCTGACCTCCGCAAAACCACCATCCGCCCCAACTGGGTGCCTGCTGTTGCCGATGAAGCATCGGATTACAGCAACCGGCACGGGATGCTGAAGATCACCGGCACCGGTTACTTCTTCGGCCACACCTTCATGGACAAGATTGGCCTTGAGGCCAGTCACCACCTGCTGGATGCCTATCAGTTCGCCAGCAAGGCCGAACTTGACGACTTCTACGCCAAGACCTTCAGCGCCGTTGGCTCTGGCGCTGATCTCGCTTCGGCGCTGACTGTTACACGCGGCACCGAGTACCAGATCGTTGGTCCGATCGATCAAACCCAAACCCCAACCGCTGCGTGGGATACCACCAGCAGCGCCTCGCCTTACATCTTCAACGTCTCCGTCCGTTCCAATTACGGCATGGGTGGTGCGTTCATGGATGGCTCGAAGGTCGAGGGCCTCAAGTCCATGGTTTGCGCCAATTTCACTGGTGTGAGCCTGCAGAAAGACATGAGCTGCTGGCAGATTTATGACGGCAGCAACTGGGTGCAGCCAACCTACGAGCAATACATCGCAGCGGATCCTGATAACACGCGCATGAATCCGGCTCGATTGAGCCGCCACATCAGCGCCATCAACGATGCCTTCATCCAGGAGGTATCAGTCTTTGCCATCGGCCAAGGGATTCACCACTTCACCGATCTCGGTGGCGAGATCACCGTCACCAACAGCAACAGCAGCTTCGGTGGTTGCGCTGCATACAGCAAAGGCTACAAAGATACTGCATTCCCGAGCGACACCAACTGGGCCGTCAGTGGCATCCGCGTGCCGCTGGACCTGCAGGAAAAGACCGGCAACATCCGCAACATTTATCTTGGTACCACTAGCGCCGTCACCGGCAGCAAAATCACGCTGTCGTCTTCGCTTGCAATCGACAATTCATCGTCAACTACACCTGCAGTTTTGCTGCAGGATGGATACTCATTTGCCAGCGGCACTTACATCTGGATTGAGAATCCACTCGGAGATCCTTGGTACGCACCACTTGCAGCCAACGCATGGCAATCGAGCGCTCCTACCGAGATTGATATCAGCAGCGCTTTCGCTGGAAACGATGCAACCACCAACAGCGAAGGAACAAATCTGCTGGTCGGTAAGCGAGTTTACATCCGCCGCTTGGTTGATACCCGCACGCCGAACGAACGTCGCGTTTCTATCCTTGCGAACAACACCGCTTCGGCTCGACTGCCGCAGCGTAATTTCATTGTTCAAACTGATCCGCTCCGCACTAATGGTGCCATCAGCCGTGAGTTCACCACTACCGGCACCGAGATCTTTGCTGTCAGCAACGCTGGCGCAGGCAACGAAACCGGCGTAACGACCTCAACAGAGTTCACGCTGCGGCGCTCTGCACCGAGCACGCAATACAACAACGGCGACTTCTACACCGCTGGCTCAGTGGTGCGTGCTGATGACAAGCATTACGTCGCCACTCGGGATGTTTATGCAGCAACTGCATCACCTGACCCTGGCTCGTGGCTTGAAACCTACGTTCACACCGCATCGGATTACGACGCTGAAGATCCGATCTCGCAAGAGTCGCGGCAGATCACAATCGACACTGACACTGACACAGATCCATACAGCACGGATCTGAACATCAACTGGTCTAGTGTTTGGGCTGGTGATGAGTACCGCAGCTCCACAGATTACAAAGGCGCCCACGCATTCTTGGTCGCGATCGGCCTGAGCAGCGCCCAAGCTCATGCAGCCTTGGTGCCGCAAGCTGCTGCTGATCGGGTGCTCGACCCAACCAGCGCTGCCGATTTCCCGAACGCACCATCAGGTGGAGCAGCAACCGGACGCGGCAACTGGGCGATTGAATTCCGTCGCCCGAGCACGCTGCGACTATACGGCCACGCTTGGGAATGGGCCGGATTCTTGAACTACTCCAAAGCCATCCCGGCAGCGCAGAAAGACCTTGGTCCGCAAAACGCATTCACCTATTACTTCACCAACGAAGCTGGTGGTCGCGTCGTGCCGCAAGGCAGCAACGAGAACGGATTCAACATCACGCCACGCGGCCTTGAAGACATCGAGACCGGCTCAACGCTGACTGTCGAAAACATCGGCAGCAGCAATATCGACATCGCGCAGCAAACCGAGTTCGACCAGCTTCAAGTCGAAACCTTAAACGCAACAACTATTAACGTCGAGAATCTTAACTTTGCATTTGAAGAGCCATCTAACGCTACCACTGATGCGTCTGGTGTAGTTGAACTTGCAACCCTTGATGAGCTGCTGGAGTCACCTCCAGCCACCAACGCAAATATCAACAACTTTCCGCAAGTCGTAACCGCTCGCGGCCTGTCTTACTGGCGTGCGCAAAACAACTTCCTTGCCGCACCAATTGGCAGGCAATATGTTTACGTGGATCCTGTTAACGGTGCTGATGTTAACTCAACCGTAGCTGCCATTGGCAACCCGCCAACAAGTCCAGATACCGCGATCAATCGCTTGGATGTAGCCGCAAATTACGCTAACGCCGTTTTCTCGCCCTCGGTTGAGGTTGAATTTCGCATTGGCCCTGGATTGCTAGACGAATCCGCTACATTTGAAACAAATGCAATTCTACGTGCTTGGGATTTCGGCGCTGGCACGTACTTAAATGATTCACGAGCCGGAGGCGAAGAACCATTCCTTGGCGGCGACACGCCAGTTTACGGCAACTTCTTCGATGTAACAAAGCAGCCAACATTTCTGACCAATTTTGGTCGTGATTATATTGCTCCTCAAAGAAACTCCGTGCTCATTCGGGCCAATCCTCGCCGACTAGTTTTCAGGCAGTCAGGTACTGTTATCGGTTTTGCATGGCTTGGGCTTGTTGATAGCATCTTGAACAGCTCAGTGCCTGATTCACGCTTTGTAAGCGACGGCAATGGTTACACAATTCCTGTTAGCGAATGGCGCACCCCAGCGCTAAGCAATCCTGACGAAGCACTGAATTATTTGTTCCGCTCATTCGCAGCAAGATGCGGCGATCCCGGTGATTCTGATTACTACATTTATGGTATGAGGCAAAATCCCGCAATTATAGCCGAAGGCGAGTTAAATGTTGAAAACTGTGCATTTGGTGCAATGAGACCCGCTTCTCCAGGGCTAACTGGTGGTGAAGGAGAATTTGAGCGGCTGATTGAGCTGCGATCCAATAAAACCTGCAGAATGGATGGAATTAGGTTGTACGGAAATATCAAGTTATCAAGCGAATCAAACACAGGATCTGTTACGCAAGATGGTGATACATTTGATTTCAGCAAAGTCAAACGGCGAGACGACAGCGTAGATTATCGTTACACCGGATTTTCGCAATCGCTAATTGGGTTTGGCGCGGCAGGAAAGTCCATCCTGTCTTTAGCGCTTGGGATTAAAAATACAACCAGCAATAACATCGACTACCAATCAGATCATCCTTGGAACAACATTACGCTACTCAAGACAGATCACGTTAGCACTGCATCCAAGGCAACAACTACTGGCAGCCCAAGCGGCACTGGCTGGAAAGACGAAGGCCCGGCTTTTTCGTATTTTGTCAATAACTGCACAGAGCTGGTTCCGCATTCGTTTAGAAACTGGAATCAATTCCGCGTTGAAGCAGGCGAGCATGGTGGATTTGATGGCTTGTTTGGTACATACAACGACGAGCAAGGCAGCAGCACGGGAACAACCACGCATTACACACGAGGATTTAACTTTGCCGATGGTTGTATTATTGACAGGCCGCAAATTCCTGATGCTATTCGCGATGGTGATTACTTCCGCGAAGCAGGTAGTGGTGATACGCCAAATGTTGCAACATACATATCGGGGTTGAGCGATGGCGATGTCGGTCAAGACGCTGACCCCGAAACCACCACCGGCTTGTTTGCTGATCTGAATATCAAAGTTAGAGGCTACAAAAAAGGTGTTGATACGGCGACTGGTCGTATCTCTTACTACGACAACGTTTTCTAGGAGGCGCACCAATGAACACCTCGATCTCGATCACCGGCAACACAGCGATCACGGTTTCCGTCGATGGCATGGACAACATCATGCAGGAAGTCGCATATCGCATCTGCGCCTCAAATGGCAAGCGTTATGCGTACCACTCGGGCACGGCGATCTTCGGGATGCCTGACCCCGATTCGTTCATCGCATACGAAGACCTAACCGAAAAGCAAGTCAGAGAATGGATCGCGTCTACGATTAGCGATGATGTATACGCTGCACTTGAGGCTGAGCTTGCTAAGCCCATCCCGCAGTCAACATTACTTCCTTGGGAGTCTAAGCTAGACTCAAGCTATCAGTAGTGCATCAGCGACCGTGGCCAACGTCAGAATCACCGACCTAGCTGCGTACACCAATCCAGACAGCACCGACGTGCTGCCGATTGTAGACGTTGGCGCGGATGTCACCAAGAAGGTCAGCATCGCAGATCTGCTCACAAACGCAGGCTCTGGCACGTTTGACGCTCCAGGCATCGCATTCGACGGCGACAACAACACCGGCATCTATCGCCCTGGCGCAGACCAACTAGCCCTCGCCACTAATGGCACTGAGCGCGTCGAGTTTGGCACCAGTGAAGTGGTGTTCAATGATGGCGGCAATAACTACGATTTTCGCATTGAAGGTGATACCGAAGCGAATCTACTGTTCGTTGATGCCTCCGCAAACCGGGTTGGTGTGGGGACTAGTAGTCCTCACGAGATTTTTCATGTTAGAGGGAATACCGCCGAATTTAAGGTTACAAATACAAATGAAATCAGCGATACAGGCGGCACCGAACAGGTGTTTAAGTTTGGTATCGAAGCACAGAAGAATGGCGTCTACGGGCCTGCGGGCTCGATTATCTTTAGGCAAGATGGATCTACATGGTCATCTGTAGACGCCAACAATAAACAAACTCGTATCGAATTCTGTACGCAAGACAGCAGTAGCACTGATAACTCTGAAACACCGCGTCTTGTTATTAATCGGGTAGGCAACGTAGGGATTGGCACTACCAGCCCTGGAGTTGCACTGCATGTAGACGGCGACATTCGTTGCGATGGTGTTTACGGTGAAACGGATACCAGTACCAGCATTCAATTCCCTGGTTCTAATGTAATTACCTTCAACGAAGGCGGGAGTGAAGCAGCCCGCATCGACAGCTCCGGCAGGCTCTTAATTGGCACGTCTACTGCGCAGCGAGATAGTTCCGTGGGTCGCTTTCCACAGATGCAGCTCAATTCGAGTAGCTCTACCCAGAATAGTTCAACATTCGGCATCTACGCCAATTCGCCTAGCACAAATTGCAGCATTAACTTATATAGGAATAGGGCTACTACTGCAGGCGGATTTGATTATACAGGAGGGACTGTACAGGCAGGTGATGTTCTGGGGCAAATAGCTTTCCTGGGAGTAGACGGTCAAGCAACGCCGGTTATGCGTTCAGGCGCAAGCATTCAAGCTGTTTGCGAAAGCACACCAACGACGGCAGAGATGCCGAGCAGGTTAGTGTTCAGCGTTACTGCTGATGACTCGGCATCACCAACTGAAGCGCTGCGTATTTCAAATGATCGCAGCATTACAGTTTCTGATGGCGGTGATGTCGTTCTTGGTACTACCACTGGCACCAAGATTGGCACAGCTACTAGCCAAAAGATCGGCTTTTACAATGCAACCCCTGTGGTTCAGCCAACTACTGGTGTAGCAGAAGCAGCTTTTGTTGAGAACTCTGGTGGCACTGCAGTTAACGTTGACTCGACATTTGGAGGCTACACTATTCAGCAAGTTGTAAAAGCCCTGCAAACGCTTGGGCTGCTTGCTTGATGCCTGCTTCAATTAAGTCAACAGACCCTAGCCTTCTCTGGTGTACCAAGTGCAAAGACTTTTTGCCCTTGGATCAGTTCTGGCCTGACAAAAACGCCGGAGAGGCTAGGCGTGGTGAAGACGGCGTAAAACGCGCGACACGTTGCAAGGAGTGCAAGATCAAAGAGTACGTGGGCATTGATCCACTCCGTTACCGCCTTTGCTCTATCGCTGATGAGCTAGAAGCCCGGTAACCACCTTCACTAGGCGGGCAACCGGCCATTCCCAACTGGCTGCAACACGATTACGCTTACACAATCGCAAGCATTCCAATGCCTGACACCAACCCCGCACCTGGTATCGACTTCCCCTTCACGGTGTGGAAGGTCGCCAACATGGAGCGCAACCTTGACGCCATCGGCACCGTGTTCACTGTGCATTACACCGTGACCCACTTCCAAGACGGCGAGCAAGCTGGCGCCTACGGTTCCATCGGTCTTGAGGCACCTGCAGAAGGGACCGGCATCCCCTACGCCGAACTGACCGAAGACACCGTGATCGGCTGGGTGAAATCGCACTTTGGCGATGAAAAGATTGCCGAGATCGAAGCCGCTCTTGAAGCACAAATTGCCGAAAAGCTGGCGCCTACTAAATCTGCAGGGGTGCCTTGGTAATGGCGGTAAAAAGCAAAACCGCACTGGGGCGTGTCGAACACAAAGCCGGACGCCCCAAAACCACAAGTCAAGGGATGGGGCAGCACAGTCGCCCGCGTCGTCGCGGCAAGAAACCTCGCAAAGGCCAAGGCAAAGGCTAAACCCCTCTTTTTATTTGCTAAATTCGAGCGGTAGTAACACCGTACTGATTTGCCAAGATGTTTATCGGCAAATCCGATTGCCTTATTTCTATTCGCTGATTGTGTGATATTTTGTAAGCTTTCCTTGCCCGTCCCTTTTTGTGCATATCATCCGTCTGGATGCGCCCAGTCGCAGTCCGTCCATAATGGATCATCGCCTATCTCCGGTAGGTGGTCACGCTCTAGGGGCGGCAACCCGCTGGAGCACCCTAATGCTAGTGGACAGGGTCGCTAGCCTATTGAGGTAGCCATTGCTGCCATGATCGAAGTCATAGCCGCAGTGGCCGGCGCATCTATCTCAGTTGCCGCCATGGGTGCGATGGGCTTCAGCAGAAAATCTGATGAAGCACGCGATGCCGTAATCCGACTCACGAGTGCGGTAGAGCACATCGCCACGCAACTGGAGGTGCTTCATAAGGACATCAAGGAGGATCGAAAAGAAACCTTTACTCGTCTCGGTAGCGTTGAGCAGCGCGTGTCTAAGCTGGAAGCAAAGCCTTAGGACACCATGAACCCCGAAACGCTTGCCATCATCGCCGTCATCGTTGCAGCTGGTTCTGAGATCATCACCATGCTGCCGATCAAAGAAAACAGCTGGGTGCAGCTACTGGTCAAGGCACTCAAGGTGGTGTTCCCGAAGAAGTGACATGGTTGGTTCGCTTTGGCGATACGACTTGGAAACAGCAGTTGCAGGGCTGGGCGCAAGACTTCAAGTTTCGCGCCACACTTGCGCCACGCCTTGACCGCGAAGAGGAGCGGTGGCACGCTGCGCAACCGCAACAGCCGGAGCCTGTCGTAACGCATCACGCAGTTGACGATGCACTGCAAACCGGCGACAGCCGTGTGCTTGGCGGCGCAATGCAGATCCGCGCCCCATGGGCACCCGAGACCTTACGTGACGAACTCGAAGAGTACTAGGTCCTTAGCTAGTCTATAACCATGAGCGTCCAACCCGGCCAATACAACATCACCGTTCAGCGCAGGGCTGATTACGACTTGCAGCTGCAGTTCAAGGACAGCGCCGGTGCTGCGATTGATCTGACCGGGTGGACTGCTTACGCGCAAGTGTGGAATCGAGGGCGCAGTACAAAATACGGCGATTTTGCGGTTACTTACATCAATCGCGCACAAGGCACGATTCGCATTGCACTGACTGATGTGCAAACCGCAGACTTCCCCGATGAAGCATATTATGACGTGCTGCTAGAAGATACTGCCGGGCTGCGTAATTACTACTTAGAGGGCGTTGTGTACGTGTCTGAGGGTTATACAGCGCCATGAGTATTGCAACTGTTGTCGTCACTGAAGCGCAGTATTCCGTTGTCATCACGGAAAATGGCATTGCGACAGCAGTTGTCACAACACCAACGCCGGTTGATGTTGTTGTATCAACGCCCGGCCCGATTGGTCCCCCTGGCCCCGGTGTGCCCGTCGGCGGTGCCGCCGGTGACCTGCTGGTCAAATCCAGTGCCACCAACTACGACACGGAATGGACCTCGACCCCCGAGGTCGATGCACTGCAGTTCGATGTCGCCGCTGCTGTTGACGTAGCCACAGGCCAACTGGCTTGGAACGCCGACGAGCAGACGCTAGACCTCGGTAAAGGCGGCGGTGTGGTGCTGCAGCTCGGCAGCGAGCAGTTGATGCTCTGCCGCAACAGCACCGCTAGCGGAATCCCCAACGGCACTGCTGTGCGCTTTGCCGGCACGCTCGGCAACAGCGGCCGCCTGCTGGTGGCGCCGATGGTGGCGGACGGCACCTATCCCGGCTATGTGTTTTTCGGTGTGACGACTGCAGCGATCGACCCTGGCGAGGACGGCTTTGTGGCCACCTTCGGCAAGGTACGCCAGGTCAACACGCTGGCCTTTGAGGAAGGCGACATCCTCTGGTGTGATCCGGCCACGCCTGGCGGTCTGACGCGCGTAGAGCCTGCTGCGCCGAACTTGAAGCTGCCCGTCGCGGCCTGCATCAGCAAGGCAACCAACGGCATCATCATGGTCCGCAGCGACACCGGCCGGCGCTTGCAGGACTTG